ACTCTTCTCCTACCTTTACATCATACTTGTAGTGGCTATTGGTTGCATTATATGCTGAGGTGTTAGTCAAGTTAAGGTCATAGCTCACCTGAGCCTGTAAGAGCTTCGATAGATCTACCTCACCGTAACCTGTGCCATAGGTAGGCATCACCCTGTACTCTGCTATCTTGTTAGCTGTACCACTCTCATAGATATCAAAGATATATTTAAAACCTTGTAGGTTATTGTTTGAGCTATCATAGATAAACTTGATAGGGTTGTATGCAGGCATCAGAGGTTGTGCCCTTGCTATGTTTATAATTGCCATACCTATATTATTTTAATTGGTTATTTGTTTTTGAACTCACCCATGGCTATCATGTATGCCTGCTCTAAGAGCTGAAGGTGCAACTGCATCCTATCAGGTCTATTGAATACTATCCTCACTTGCTTACCTGTCTTATGGTATATGAAGGCTTGCACCACTTGTATCTTATGTAGGATATCAGAATGCATAGTATGAATCATCAGTGTAGTACTCCTGCCTAATGTGAGTAGTGGCATAACGGATGGCATCCATTGCGTCATCAAATAGTTTGACTGGTTCGTCAGTTATGAAATCCCCTATCTTCTTCCACTTGTAGTTCTCATACTCCCTTCTTATGGCCTTATCATCCTGGCATATTACCCCAAAGGTCTTAAGGTTATCTATCCCCTTCTTAACTACTTTGTTAGCATTCTGAACATCATACCCTGCTATGTTCATCTCTTGTATTATTTCTGGACGTGAGTAATCTGCTAAGATGGTTACCGTCTGCTCTATGTTCAGGGTTGCTAACTTCTCTATGAGCATGGTAGTAGTGAGGTAGCTTTCATATATCACAGGCTCTATGTAGATATCATTATCACAGTAGTACACCCTCATCAAAGCTGTGGGGTGATTGTATCCAAAGTCTAAGCCATACACGTACTTAACAAACCTTGAAGGCCTATGAGCTACAAAGGACCACTGAGAATAGATGTTACTCTTAGATATAGCCTTCTCACCTAGGGCATAGATCTGATACAGTGCCTCATCTGTTCTCTTTAGATCCTCTATCTGAGCTTTGATACTATCAGGTAGGAAGGGGTTGTCCTTATAGGTGCTCTTTATCTTTATGCTATCCTCAGCAGGTAGCTCATATAACCATGATGCACTATCACTAGGATTATAGTCAAAGATTAGCTTGGATTCAGTTCTCATGTTGAGCTGGGTGAAGTCATCAAAGTACAGCTCATTGGCTTCATTGCACCAGGCTATATCCCTTTTACGGCCCCTTATCTTCTGCTCATTATCTACTGAGAAAAACTCTACCATAGATCCATTAGCAAAGGTGTAAATCTGCTCACTCTTATTATGGTTCTCCTCATTATACAACCCTATATCCCTAAGGATCTCTATGAAGTCTCTGAGCACTGTAGCACGTAGGGCAGGGAAGGTCTTACGTATTACTGATACCACCTTGTTATTATTCTGCAGGCAGTAGATTATCATAAGCTGGCACAGGCTGTAAGTCTTAGAGCTTCTACTACCACCCTCATTAATTATGAAGCGTTTGTCTCCTGCTATGGCATCATAGTTCTTCTCAAAGATTGCAGTCGCTTTTATATCCATAGCAAAGCTACCCCCCTCTCAGAGAGTATATTGTTATTATTATTATTATACTACTTAACTATAGTAACAGTTATAGCAGATATCTTCTCATCACCACTGGTTACATCTGTATGCTCTTTTAGTGCATTGAGACGCTGAGTTATGGAGGGGTTGTACTGTCCTACCATTCCTCCTGTGATTTGATCATTACGGATCTCTTTCTTTATGTGCGAACAGACAGTCCTATATTCAGAATATCTGTTATCAGTATTATCAAAATAATGGTGCACATCACTGTAGTTATTATAGCAGAATATCTCAAAGCCCTCATTAGTCAAAGGTACCCTTAAAGGTTCTGCTACCATCTCAGCAGTCTTTTGAGACAGCACCCATTTAGTCCTGGGATTAGCAGCACAATAAGCTTTGTAAGCCTCAAATATCTCCATTAACTTCTCAGGAGTTTCTATAAGTTTCTTAGTTGGCATTATCCCTGCTGTTTATATTGTTTGACATAATTCTTAGATGTTTTCAGCTTAGAGCTCTTACTCTTAGCGTGAACACCTGGTCTCTTTACCTTAGGCTTAGATAGTATTGAAGTAGAGCTAATCTGCTTTTTCATTTTCTACCCCTTTATACTTTACCTTAGGAGTGCTCTCTTCAAATAAGTAACCTAAACCAATAGAGGTATAGTACTTATGTTCTTTGGCCATCTCTTCTGTTACCTCTATTGTGGTCTCATAGTTGCCATTGTAGGTAGTGATGTACGTACCTAAGTGTTCAGTCTTTGTTTTCATGTTCATTAGTTATTAAAAATGCATAATAAAATACTATCCATAATCCTGCTGCCCTACTAGCCCACACATAATCTAATGTGAACAGTGCAAAGCCACAGCTCAGAGCAAATAGCAAAGTAAAAATACTAATAATTTGGCTCAGTCTCATACCTATATTGTAATTTGTTTATGTTTTGTTTTAATTCTTTGATTAGGTAGTAAGCAGAAGTATGAGTAATCCCAAAATAGATAGCCATTGCCCTGCTCGTGATGTATCCTTTATCTACGTATGCCTCAAATACTATTAGCTGTATCTTATCTGTTATCTCATTCCTATAGATCTCTAATAAACCTTTGTTAAAGGAGTAGGTTCTATCCTCTCTGAGCTTATGCACCAGGTCATCATCATCTACAGGCTCAGTGTTTGGGTGCTCAATGGCTGTTATCTTATCATCCCTGTGGCTCTTTGATGTACTCCATAGGATCTGATACTTAATTGTGTTGAGTAGATAGCCTTTAACTTTGTCAGGATCACCATCTATATTAACCACGTGAAGGTAGGAGTTGTTTATGACTGTATCAGCGTCAATGTAACTCCCCATCTTAGATAGAAAGTAGGCAGTGTAAGCCCTCACCTCAGCATAGTTGCTGCTAATGTACTTGTCTAAGGCTTTTTTCATACCACGTTTCAAAGTCCTTGGACCATATCCTCCTACGTACTGATGCACAAAAGCATTCCCTAGGCTGTCTACCCTCGTACTTCTCTTTAATCTTATATAATTTCATGCAACTGTACTTAGTATACCTTTCACTATCAGGCATCTTAGTTATTGCATCCACTATCTCTATCTCAGCTTCTGTAAACATTCATCTAGTATATAAGCAAGCAGTGCAGCCTGACAAGCTAAAATAAAATCAAAGGTACAAATTAAAGCAAGCCAAAAAGCCACACATTTAATACATCCTAATGCAGAGTGTATATGTATGGCTATTGGGTACTTTGTGTTATACTTAAAAAAGTAGTCTATAGTTGCTTGGAGAGGCTCAAAATTAACAAACCACCAGGCTAAAGGTATCAGGGCTAGTAAAGTCATGGCCCAAATATAGTAATATTATTTAAAACGGCAAATCATCATCCTGCTCATCAGTTACTACTCTAGCTTCAGGTTTAACATAAGGCTCTTGAAATGTAGCACTAAAATACTTCGTACCTGATTTACTTTCTTTTAACCATAGAGCTACCTCCATATCTTTACCGTTTACATTTACCTTACCCTTATAGTCAGGGTGAGTTTCGCTTGTCTTCTTATCATTTTTGAAGATAGCACCTGTGTTGTTTTTAGTTTCCATTTGTTAATCTTTGTTTAAAATTGTTAATAAATAATTGATAGTAACTACCCACCCCCACACCACAGCAGGGGTTAGTAATATTGTTAGTAGGATGATCATAACCTACGTTCTTTGATGATAGGTAACTCCTCACCGTATACCCTGCATGTAAGCTCTTCTGCATACTTAATGGCCTCTTTGGCTATATACTTAGCTGATACTCCTGCACCGTTGTTTATAAGTGCTTGCATGGCTAATAGGATAGCAACCTCTTTAAACTCTTCTCTTGATTTCATAATTGTGTTATTAGTTCATTAAAATATTCTCTACACTGTTCTACCCTCACCTTGATTTGTTCTATCACCTCATCATCTCTTTGTATTACAAAGGTCTTTACTCTTTTAGCATCAGGGATATGGTCGAAGCTGTGCTGTTTTTGCACCTGGTCTCTAAGATCTAAACTCTCCTCCATTAACCCTAACTTATAGTGAGCACTCTTTACCTCCTGCTCTACGATAGCATGGGGTGTATTGGTTAGGCAGTAGCATAGTAGTGCCTCTTGTTTATCACATAAAAACATATACCCTTGCAGCTGAAAAAAATACTCTTTGTTAGGGCATTCAGTATCGAACCAGGGAAACGTGCTGCCAGTAAATGAATTTTTCACATCTATAAGGACAGTATCAGTGACTACATCCGGTGTACCTGTTAGCCAATCATTACTAAAGTTCTCCTCATTTTTAAACAGGAAGCCCCTATCTATGACATCCATTACAAAGCTGAGGCACATATCTTCGCACTCATTGCCCTTATCAGTATACTTACTAGTGAACTCTTTACGTATCCCATAAACGTGTGCCAGGGCTAAGCCCTGGATATACGTCTTTGTTGTTTGTGATAGCACCTCCCCTTTAGTCTTGGGTGAAGTCATTATCTTACCTATAGCTGAACATCTGATTTTCATATCATAGGTATTAAAAGCAGTGAATTAATCTGAGTATCATTCAAGTCAAAGCTATCCTTTAATTTCTCTACAGTAAACTTCCCATCAGCTATAGCCTTAACAGCCTCAGCAAATCTTTTAGCATCTATCTTAGGCTTAGCAGTTGTTGCTACATGGCCATCATCATCAGTTGCCTGAAGAGTGAGCAGAGCTTGGATGGTGTACCTACGAAAGTAGGAAATTTGGCTCCCCTGCTGCTGTGCATTGAGGGTTAAGTCCATAGCCATACAGCTAGAGATACTAAAGCCAGTGTAGATACAAACTATCTGAGTACAAACACTACCACCATCTATAGGCTGTAGTAAAAGCAGATCATGCTGTAATAAAATAGGCTCAACAGTCTCTAGGATACTATTAATATCTGCATAAGACTTCTTAAAATGGGGGTTAGTAGCATTCTTATGTACTTTACCGATTAGTTGTTTTGCCTGGTGAAGGCGAACATAGAAGGGAGCAGGCTGCTGCTCAACCTCCTTAGGCTTTACAGCCCTTGTAGTTGTTTTTTCCATTGGTTAGTTTATTAATTGTTTACAAATATAGTAATTATTATTCTATTTTCACATTATTTTCAGAAATTATTTCTCTCAGCTTCTCCCTTACCTCATACATCTCCTCCTTCCCATTGTATTTGTACTCAGATCTTAGCCACTGATCAAACTCATAAAGGGCATGATAATAGTTAAAGCCATTAGTAGCGTAGTTGAAGTCATCCTGATCCTCAGGTAGATTATATTCTAGTGTTGCTTTCATAATAAAATGTTGTATTTAGGTTTATAATAGCTTATTAATTCTTTTTCATACGACATAATACTTTCTTTAGTATCTTCTAGCATTTCTATCATAAATACGTCTGTCCATATTTTTTTTGAAGATTTAGAGCTATGTATTTTTATTCTCTGTTGTAGACTTAAAGAATAACCAATATAAACTATTTCACCTTCATTTAACAATAAATACAATCCTTGTTTAGGTATATGTACAGTTCCATATTCAAAATTCTTTCCATCATAAGAACAAAAACTATCCCCATGCCATTGATATTTCTTGTAAAAATTTTCTTTTGTATCTGTATATGCTTTCATATCATTAGTTATTATACTTCGCCAAAGGTGGCTAATTTTGGTAGTTTTGGCTAAATATAGTTAATTATCGTGATTAGTACTTAAATTTCATACTTTACGCACATTTCTATTTAATTAATGGGGCAACTTTTACCCCTTATCCTTTATCAATTTGTCTAGGCAAAATTCATCATACCACTCCACAAAATCATCAAAGGTCTTGCTTATGATATAAATACCCCCTGCAGCTTCAATCATTAGCTGGTATTGCTTTTGCACTACACTTTGCTTATCCTTACCTATCTTTACTTCTATCTTTACAGATCTCCCATAAATAGTAGCAGATATATCTGCAGATCCTGGGGTGCCTGTGCCCTTGGTCCACTGCCCTGCAGTCTTAGTGCCATCAGTTCTATAGCTCTGCCTGAACACTCCCATTGTATTAATCCTTTCAGCTTGGTGCTTAGAGTGGTTAAGGAAGTCAGTAATACATCTAGTCAAACCATTAGCTGTAGCATCTGAGTAC